CCGCGATGTTCTTTCCCAACTCTTCTACGATTAAGAAGAACCCTCTAACAGAGATGGCTCAAGCCCTCACCCACAGTGCTTTTATGCACGTTATTCTTTGGTCTATTGCTAAGACATTAGTCCCTGAGATATTTTACCCAATACATTTCTTCTGTCGTATTATTGGTATTATGCATTCTCTAAAATCAAAAGTGGATCTTAAGTTAACCACACCTAACTCTTGGAAACAACTTCTCGCGCACCGGACAACTGCGCGGATGCTTGTCTCCATCTGCTATTGGATGAACGGCCATGTGACTCTTTATCAAGCTCTAAGCCTTTATTCCATATCTTCCCATTTCGTTCTTCCGGAATTTATGGATTTTTGGATGCTTCTTGGTTTTGATGTTACCTTCTTCCATGGTTTCTTTGGCGTATTATTAATGCAAATGTATTTAAATGTGCGCCAAATCTTCGTTCGACTCATCCTTAGCAGTCTGGTCAGTATTGGAATTTTCTCAATACTAAGCCCATTGTTGTATGTCATTTATTGCTTAACTCGTTCAAAATGGCTTAGAACAATGTATGTCTTTGACTTGTATGTCAGGACAAGTTGTACAGTGGTAGCAACCTTCCTTCATCTCGTTTGCCACAAACGATGGCGCGTCGCACTTATGGAATCAATGACTTACGTTCTTCCAATTCAACCTAGAGAACATCTCTTTGTTAACTCGACGGTCATAGATTTGGAATATCCGGGACTCGCTTGCTCACACCCGGAAATCATTGATAACGATCTTCCTGATACCCCTCTACTGCTCGTACAAACATCACAACATTTGACTTATAATCAAATAGCACGTCATTTAAGTAGAGGTCTCCCTATCCGATCTCTAGAACCACCAATTCACGGCAAATTCATCAAAGATCTAACACGTCCAATTTTCGCTGACCGTGCACCTGGTGAAGAAATAATGCCCGGAGAACTTCCTATTGATTATGAGGACACTACTACTCCACAATTCGATGAACTTGGTAGATATATTGATGTTCAACCTCAACAACTTTGGAAGTTTGAAACTGGACGTCATTTGTTCTATTATCGTTTCAAGACTATAATTGTAGACATCTACAGGAACGGAAATGAAGTTGACCTTATTCCTTATTCAATTTCTCACAGAAACTTCCTCACTCGTAAACTTATTGGTAGCTATCCAGGTCTTGATCGCCTCAACCCTTGTACAAATGGAGTTTTCTGTCTAGGTTTCCACACACTCACTGGATCATACAAATATTCTATCCACAACCCCCATAGTATGCGCGCCCTTATGGTTGATCCTCGAACCTTTGAACTGATGCGTTCAGCAATAAAAGCAGGATCTTTTTGTGGAATAATGAACAACTATCTAAATAAACCAGATAGTTATTATGGCAAAGAGTTTTTCACTACTCTTCTTAAGGATGTTCCCGCTCAAATTATTTCCGGACATTACGTACACAGTGCAACACAAGGAACATTCAGTAAGAATAAAGGTCAGTTTATTTGCACGCCCATTATTGACAGAGCTTTTGTGCCAAAATCCGATCTTGTTAATGATGCCTGGTGTGTACAAGAGCGAATTTACAAAGCACGTCCTGGTTTAAAACAAATTGTCATTGATCGCGAATATATGCACGAGTTTGCAAGTCTGCTAATAAAAGAACGACTCCATCCCAAGGATGAGCAAGAATTTCTCGATGGAAACAAAGGGAAAAACAAGGAGAAGTTTCGTAAAGCATTTGATACAATGAAGAACCATAACTATGGGACTCACACAGCATTTCAGAAAGCAGAAGCTTATGATGATATAAAAGCCCCGCGCAATATCTCCAATGTATCTACTGATCATGTCACACTCTATTCACTATATATTAAACCAATTTCAGACGTTTTAAAACAACAAGAGTGGTATGGTTTCGTAGAACCACAAGAACTTTCTGAACGTGTTACACGTGTCTGCACTCAAACCGGCACTCTCATAACTACAGATTTTTCGCGCTTTGACGGAACCCAAGGTCCTATCATGAAAGCCCTGGAACGCACTATTTTATCACACGCTTATCGTGGCGGAGCTCTCGAGCAAGTTTTACATTTACACGATGCTATAACTAACCCCC